TACAAAACTTTACGATAAGTTTACTTTAATAGTTGAAAACGGAGACATAGATACTGTTCCTTATGCTGATTATAAGACACTTCTAAACGAATACATTCAGCCTATGTTGATTTGGTTTGCCCAAGTGGATTATCTTCCATTTGCTGCTTATCAAGTTAAAAATGGAGGGGTATTTAAACACACCTCAGAGAACGCTGAGACTGTTAACAAAACAGAAGTAGACTATCTAGTAGAAAAAGCTAGAACACACGCTGAGTGGTACGCTAGAAGGTTTATAGACTATATGTGTTTCAACGAGAATTTATTTCCCGAATACACTTCGAATGTAAACAATGATATTTATCCAAGTTCTGACGCAACTTTTAACGGATGGGTTCTGTGAGTTACAAACCGAAAGAAGAAAACATTAAAAAATTAAAAAAGTTTTTATTAAAACTAGAAAAAAATGGCTGATTTATTTAATCAACAAATATCCGCAACATATTCGGGTTTACTCAAAACCTCAAGTAGTGGAGTATTAAGCGCATCACTCACTCAGATAACGGATGGTAGGGGAAACACATCACCATTATATCTTTCAACTGATTCAATTCAGTTTTATGGAGAATACGCTTTTCCGAATACAGATGGTTTAGATGGGCAAGTTTTAAAAACTGATGGAGCAGGTGTTTTGACTTGGGAAAATGATAGCCTTTCAAACACATTAGATTTTTCGGGTGGTACAGGCACAGGCTCAGTTACTTTAGACAGTCAAACATTAGCCTTTACAGGTACGGCAAATGAAATAGTAACAAGCGCATCAAGCCAAGCAATTACTTTATCCTTTCCAACCGCAGGTGTTGTCCTTCCCGATGGATCAGTAGCGACTACACAAACGGCTAGTGATAACTCCACAAAGGTTGCTACTACTGAATATGTAGATAATCAAGTATCAACCGCAGGAACTGTTACATCAGTAGCGTTAAGTGTTCCAACGGGATTAACTGTTACGGGTTCACCAATAACCACAAATGGAACTATTGCTATAGGTGGTACTTTAGGGGTTGCCAATGGAGGTACGGGAGCAACTACATTAACGGGTATTTTAGTAGGTAATGGTACAAGTGCTATTTCAGTAGTATCTGATGGAATAGTTAGTGGACAAGTTTTGTCTACAAATGCTAATGGAACATATTCATTTATAGATGCTGCGGGTGGTGATGTAAGTATAAGTGGAACACCAAGTACTAATGAGGTAGCAATATGGACTAATTCAAACACTATAAAAGGAGATGCAGCTTTTCAATTTCTTACGGGCGTTCAAAACTCTATTAAATTAATTAGGGGTACGGGGGCAGGCAATATATTATTTTATGCTGCGGATGGTACAACTTTACACGGATACATAGAGAATCAAGTATCGGGCAATGGCTTAGTTATTGGACAGCGAGACGGAGTGACAAGCGCCGTCATAGATTTAGATGATTCTACTATTACATTCAAAACAAATAATAACCCACATCTCACCATCTCATCGGGGGGTAATGTGGGTATTGGAACTAGTGGTACGCCTACAAGAAAATTACAAGTTCTTTCGGGAGCAAGTTCAGATATTGCAAGTTTTGGAAATGATAGCGGTTCATTTACTTTTGGACAAAGTAGCGCTTTAACCTCTTTAGATTTAGCGACTAGTAATGCCTTTCGAATAAGACAAGGTTCTGTTGTTCCCCTCACTATCTCATCGGGGGGTAATGTGGGTATTGGAACTAATTCGCCAACAGTTTCTCAGTCGGGTTACGGTATGGAGATTGGCAATAATTTTCAAAATGCGGGTATACGCTTTAATGCGGGAACTTCGGGATGGGGTTATACGGAATATTATCACGGTTCTACTGCTAAATTCATGATGGGATATAGACAAACAGATGATAGTTTTCGTATTAGAACGGGTGCAAGTTTAGTTAGTGGTAATGGACTCACCATCTCATCGGGGGGTGATGCTACTTTTAGTAAGAGCGTACTAATAGAGGGAAAAGATAACGAGTGGGGTTTAAATTGTAGAGGAGGAACTACAACTAGTCAATCTTATGGCTTATTAGTGAAAGCGGGAACATCTTCATCTGATTATACTATGAGCGTTCAAAGCACAAGTAATACTCAATATCTTTATGTAAGAGGAGATGGCTACTTGTTTTCTTCATCTTCTTGGAGTGGATCAGATAGAAGATTAAAAGAAAATATTATTAATTTAGATGATGGATTAAATAAGGTTTTGGCTCTTCAACCTAGAAAATTTGATTTTATAGATGGGTTTAAAAATGAATTTGGATTTATTGCTCAAGAGGTTAAAGAAGTAATTCCCGAAGCGGTAAGCGTTTACCAAGAGGAAAATGAAATGTTAGCAATTAAAATGGATTTTATAATTCCACATTTAACCAAAGCAATTCAAGAACAACAAACCATCATAGAAGATTTAAAAGCAAGAATTGAAACACTAGAAGGGTAAGTGTTACCTACGTTATTAAAACAAGAGTAAACAAAATAAATAAAATAAATTATGAAAGAAATAGAACCAATAGACGTTTGGCAGAACGGAACAACCAAAACTGCTGTAAAATTACAAGCACAAGGTACAAGTGTAACCTTGGGACAAGCAGCCTCTTTTTATTGGCAATTGTTAACTGAAGAAAATTATCAAGTAGCAAATGGTAACCTTGGAATTAGTGGTTCGCAATACGATGCGTGGGGTGCTGATGATGATTACGTTTACACGATTATAGCAGAGGATTTAAACCTAGTGATTGTAGGTGATTGGGTAGATTCGGAAGATTAATTATCTTTGAAGAAAAAAAGCTATGAAAATTACAGAAAAAGAACTAGAAACATTACAAACGCAAGAGAAACAAAAGAACCAACTTGCTCACGATTTAGGTGCTTTAGAATCTAGAAAGCACAAATTACTTCACTTATTAGATGATGTAATAGAGCATCAAGAAATGACATTTGAATCAATAGAAGAAAGCTATGGCAAAATTAACATCAACCTTGAAACAGGAGAGTACACCGAAATTACGGAAGAAGAAACTAAGTAAAAACCTAAGTTACAAAGAAGGAATTTTTTCTAGTACTGCCGTTAAACTGGGAATTAGTAATGAGCCAACCGAGGAACATTATGAGAATATGCTAGTTACTGCTGAGAAGCTATTTCAGCCACTTAGGGATTGGTGTGGGCATCCTATTCGTATAAATAGTATGTACAGATCAGAAGAATTAAATAAAGCCGTAGGAGGCTCTAAAACAAGCCAACACGCATTTGGACAGGCTTTAGATTTAGACACACTAGGAGAGAAGTCAAACGCTGATTTATTTAATTGGGCATCTGAAAATCTTAATTTTGATCAGTTGATTTGGGAATTTGGAACAAATGAAGAACCGAATTGGATTCATATTTCTTTCTTGAGCGAAAAAGAGAATAGAAACCAAAAACTAAAAGCAACAAATCACAGAGGAAAAACAAGATATTCTAATGCCAATACCTAAACCAAATAAAAACGAAAAGCAGAAGGATTTTATGGTTCGATGTATTCCCCAGTTAATGGGGGAGTACAAGAAAGATCAAGCCATTGCTATTTGTTATCAAAAATTCAAAGATAAAAAATGACACAATTAAATGTAGATGTGGACGGAGACAAAAAACCGGATTTTCAAGTTGATTTTAAAACCCTAATAATGGCGGTTGGTATGGTAGTTTCATTAACACTATCATACGCAATGTTAAAGAGTGAAATTGAAATTGCTAAAACACTGCCTAAACCAATAGTATCACAAGATGACACTAGGGTAGTTAATCAAAAGTTAGATTTTTTAATCAGAGAATTTGAAAAGTTTGAATCACAAACAGACAAAAGAATTGAAGATTTAGAACAAAGAGTATTTAAAAAATAAAGCTATGTTAAAGACATTTTTAAATTTAGTAGAAACAATAGTTCCAATAGGTGGAGAACTAGTTGAAAACATAAAAGCCAAAGAAGGCGGTGTAGGAAGGTTTTTTGCACCAAGGTTTATCAAGCAAATGGTAAGGTTATTAGTTGCAGCAGCAGCCGTTTATGCATTTGTCACAGGCAAAATTTCGCTTGAGGAAGTAGAAGAGGTTGTAAAGTAAATTTTTTTTATTATCATTGCATTGCCGTCAAGGCTAAACTTGCACACTAAACACCAGTGCTTGGATCGGGCAAAATATTTATATCTCCTCAATGGGGGGTAAGGGGGGCATTAACTAGATAAGAACCCCCTTAAAGGGGTTCGTTTAATATGAAGAAATTAACGAGGAGTAAATTAATCAAAAAACTAGATAATGTATTTAGCCAATACATCAGAAGAAAAGATGCTATTAATGACATAGCAAAATGTATCACTTGTGGAGTTGAAAGACATTGGAAAGAACTACAATGTGGACACTTTATGAGCAGAAGCCACTATTCTACTCGGTGGGAAATACTTAACGTAGGGGTGCAATGTATCAGTTGTAACATATTTAAACATGGGCAACAATACCTTTTCAGTAAATACCTAGATAAAACCTTTGGGGAAGGAACATCAAATGAATTGTTTTTAAAATCTCAAATAATGGGAAAATTTACCACAAATGAAATTGAAGAAATGATTAAAAAATATAAAGATTTGCTTGATGAATTAGAATAAATTAGTATATTTGAGCAACTTAAATATCTGTGGTGGTATATTTTTTTTAGATAGACTCCTATCTAAATATCTGTTAAAAGGGGAAAATTAATTTTTTCCTCTTTTTTTGTTTAAATAGTTTGTTGTTAAATAAAAGTTTAACATCTTGCATTTATAATTATTAAATATGGAGCAAAAAACACCAACACCATTAAATATACTTTACGACAAAAAAA